TTCATTCGAAACTGTGGTATTCCCTATCATCAGACGTGTGTTCTCTAAATTATTAGCTAACGAAATCGTATCTGTACAAGCTATGAACTTACCAATCGGTAAATTGTTCTACTTTGTACCTCAAATTCAAGGTTATTCTGCAGCAACTCCAACACAAGGAGCTTCAGGAGAAGCTGGACACAGAGCACCTGTAGGTTCTCCTGGAAACTATCCTGGTGACCCAAATGCTGGTTACACTGATTCAACTGCGTATCCAAAGAACCTTTATGATTTATTCTATGAAGGAAATGAACCAGGTTTAAACCCATCAGGTCTTTTTGATTATTCAAAAGGTGGTTGGTATTGGGTTACTGGTGCAACTAACCAAGTAGTTTGGTCAAACGGTTCATTAGTAGTATCTGGATATGGTTCAGGTGAATACAGAAAATTACTTTTAGTAATGTCTGGTTTCACATCAGTAGGTGACGGTAAGTTAATTGGCCCTGATGGACAAGAAATGGATACTGAAACATTCCTTTCTGATTTAACTTTATTACCAACTTCTGCATTAGCTGCAAGAATTAACGCATCTGGTGGTAATGTTACTACTTCTACACCACTTTTATTCCGTGTTGTTACACAAAAATACGGTAAAGGTATTGTTGAATATGGTACTAGCAAAACTACAACATGGCCAGGTGGAGCAACTCCAGGAAATGGAGGTTCGTTCTATGATGTATGTAGTGCTGATGGTGTTATCTACTTAGAAGTTGATTTACAAACACCAGCATGTATCTCTTGTGGAGCATCTACTCCTGATGGTTACACTGGAACTACTTTCACAACTACTTTAACGGGTGTTACAACTAACACAGCAGTTACTGCATATTGGAAGCGTTACCAAGAGTTAGAATTTGAAGACAAAATTGGTGAAGTTTCTTTCGACCTTCAATCAGTAACAGTTTCTGTGACTGAAAGAAAGTTAAGAGCACAATGGTCTCCAGAACTTGCTCAAGACGTTGCAGCGTTCCACAACATCGATGCTGAAGCTGAATTAACAGCTTTATTATCTGAGCAAGTGGCAGCTGAAATTGACCGTGAAATCTTACGTGACTTACGTAAAGGTGCGGCTTGGACATTACGTTGGGATTACAACGGATGGAAGCGTCTGAACAACCAATCAACTCCTTACACTCAAAAGGACTGGAATCAAACGTTGATTACTGCAATCAACCAAATTTCAGCTCAAATCCATAAGTCTACTTTAAGAGGTGGAGCTAACTGGATTGTTGTATCTTCTGAAATCAGTGCTATCTTTGATGACTTGGAATACTTCCACGTATCAAACGCGGCTCCTGAGCAAGACCAATACAACATGGGTATTGAAAGAGTTGGTACTTTGAGTGGTCGTTACCAAGTATACCGTGACCCATACTTCCCACCAAACACTGTGTTGATTGGTCACAAAGGTACTTCGTTATTGGATACTGGATATATCTACGCTCCATACGTACCATTACAATTAACTCCAACAATGTATAACCCATTCAACTTTACTCCTATCAAGGGTATTATGACACGTTACGCTAAGAAGATGGTTAACAACCGTTTCTATGGACGTATCATCGTTGATGGTGTTCGTACATTCGATTTGAATGAATTAAGATAATCTTATCTTAATCTATAATAAAAAGGGACAAGAAATTGTCCCTTTTTTTATTTGTCTAACATTCTTAAAGACTTTGAAATTATTTCAGATTCAACTAAAGTGAAAGCTCCTCTTTTATAAGCGGAAACTAATGATTGTATAATACAATTATTTGCGTCTTCTTTAGTAAAATTTAAAATAAAATAATCTAAATCTTCATTTGTGTTAAATTGAAATACGTCGAATAGAACAGTTTCAGGTGATAAATTATTTATTTTATTTTTTAATTCGTCTTTTAATTGTTCTTCATTAGAATGTTCCATAGCATGATATATTTATATTAAAGATAGTAAAAAAAAATCCATATGAAAAGTAACGTTATATTAGAAATATTAAAAAAGTTCAAGGAGTATGACGATTATGTAAATGAGTCAACCTCAACAGGTGATGCGGGTAGTTATAGAGCCCCATTAAGACCTGGTTTAAAATTATGGGATAAAAATATTTTGAAACCTTTTACAGAACCGTTAAATGGTTATGATAATGCGGAAGTATATGTTGATTCACTTGATGGTAATATTGATACAAAGGGTGTTAAAAGAAAAGAAAAAATTTCGGTTGCAATTTCAAAGTCAGACAAAAAACATCCTGTTCAAAATGATGAAGATGGTAGTGACTTAAATGATAACCCTGTTAATGCGGAATTAATTAAAAAAGTTTTTGGTAAAAAGAAAATAAAAGAAGGTACTCATAGTTCTACAAGTGCTGGTGAGTATAGCGGGCCAATTGAATTAGGTTTAAAAAAATGGAGAAAACAAGAACTTGGCCCATTTAGTGGTGACAGTAATCATCATACAACAAGTAAAGCTAAGAAAAAAAATATTAAAAATAATATTAAAAAAACTGTTGGTGTTTGGGAAAAACATCCTGAAAGTGGATATGAAATACCGTCTCACGATGTTCATACAATTAATGAAGATTTGGGTGTTTGGTTTGGGACTAAGAAAAAACCTAAAGGTAGTAAACAACCTAAAGGGCCTTGGGTGAATATATGTAAAAAGGTTGATGGTAAACATCCACCATGTGGGAGACCTGATGCATCATCTAAATCTTACCCAAAATGTAGAGCCGCAGGGGTTGCAGGTAAAATGTCAGATTCTCAAAAAAAAGCCGCTTGTCAACAAAAAAGAAGAGCTGAGAAGAAAGATACTCAAACAGGTAAAGGTCAAAAACCTGTTATGACTTCATATAAACCTAAAAAGAAAAAGACCAACGAATCGGTCTTAATATCTTTAATTAGAAAGGCTTTAGATTAATAAATACTTTTACTAACTCTAATACCGGGTCTAAGAGGTTCGTAAGTTCTTTCAGGTCTTGAGTATTGTCCTGTACCATATTCTGAATTAAGGTTTTCTAACGCTTTCCTATAATCACCTGAATCATCAGATAATAACCTATCAATAACATCTTGGATTAAACTTCTATCTAATCTTCCGTATTCAGGTTCTTGTGACATTTCTTTTATTGCTTTTTTAATTTGACTATTTAACTTTGACATTATAATAATATTAGTGATTTATTTTACTATAAATATTATCAAGAGAATGATTAATTTGAGTTTCTAATTCTTTTTCAATCTCCATGGCTCTATGTTCCATTTCTTTACGGAATGTATTAACCAATTTATCCCATTGACTTTTACTTAATTTAATAAAATAACTGTATGTATGATTTGTTACAGTTATTTGACCACCGTCCATAGTAACAAAAATACCTAATTTATCATTACGGATATATTTTTTGTCAGATATTGGAGCGATTATGAGTTCAGAATCCTCCGAATGAATGAGTTTTCTACATATGGTGGAACATTTCCTCACGTTAGACATATAAATGTCAAATTCGGTACTTTCTCGGTCTAATCGACGTAGATATAGACGATATTTAACCCATAGTTTTTTTATTATAGTCATGTCATTTATGATTTGACTACAAATATACTATGTTTTTTTAATAATTCAAAATGTTTTGTTAACAATAAGCCCCTGAACAGTGTTTTTTTCCGTCTAAACCAGGTTTTGTACCTTTACATACCTGTACCGCATAACCATTAGCATATGCTGAAGGGTAAACATCAAATTTAGCTTTAGCTGCCGATTTACCACGTGCACAAAGTTTAGTACCTGCTTTTTTACGACCTTCCATCATGATATCTTCTTGAGGTTTAACTGCATCATCAGAACTAAACTTATCACCTTTGATTTCATTCATCATAAAATCAAATACTTGGTCTAAGTTATTTTTAGATTCGGCAATGTGGTCTTGAGCCCAATCGTGACCATTGTTTAAAATATTTTCAACGTCATCTTTAGGTATAGATAAAAGTATCTCACATTGACGGTGCATTTGTTCTAAATTACTGAAAAACATATATCTTTCATTTTGTTCTTTTAATACTTGTTTAATTAAATTGTCTAAGTTTTTCATATTAAGCTATCATATCATCTTCTTTTAGGTCATTACAGACTACATCTAAAAACACTTCAATATCATGTTCTAAACCTTCATAATCTTCAAATACATTTGTTCCTTCAGTTGTGTTTTCAAACATACAAGTTTGAAAATTACCTTCGGGGTCACAATAAATTTCACCATAATAGTCACTATCATCAACAGTTAGATACCCTGTATGTATTTTTTCATCCTCATTATCTTCAGTTGACTCATATCTAAATTTAAACGATGGCATTCCTGGAAATTCAAAAGACCAAAAACCACCTGCCTTTGTTATAGCATCTTCTTTAGATGACGGTTCGTCTTCAATTGAAATACCTTTAGTAAATTTCTCAAGAGTTTTTCTTTCTTCAGGTGTAATTGATTCCATACCTGATTGACTAATTTTATCTAAAATTGCGTCAATTTTATCTTCACCAGGAGTAAAGGCTTCGGATAAAACAAATTTTAATAATTTAATATATTCGTTTTCTTTTAATTTTATTTTTTTCATTTCTTATCAACTATTTGGAATGTTAGTGTTTTCTTATAAGTATCTACTTCACCTGATGTAAGTACTTTAATATCTATTGAATATTCATTAGGTATTTTATCTCTTGTATCAAAGATGAAATAATATTCATTTGACGCTCTGTTTACTTGTGTCCAATCTTGAACTTGTACTTCTGTTTGACCCTCTTTAACATAAACTCGGTAATAAACAGTTACAGGTGTTAATACTTGATTAGATGTGTACGCTTTTTTAACAACAACACCAACTTTTCTTAAATCAGTATTTAATATTTTTTCATCTTGTTTAATACCGTAAAAATCAAAACCAAAAAGTTCAGGGTCTTGACTATTAGGCCCAAGAGTAAAATAACCAGTGTATGGTAAAACAGTTAAATCATTAACTACATTAGGTATTTGTATACCGTTATAATAAAGATTTGACCAAGTATCTGTAAACATACAAGGTGTTGTTGCTGAAACAGAATTAGTTGTTATTTCATAAACACCTTGAGTAATTTGACACCCCGTATAAGTACCAATAGTGTTACCTTGATTATTTTCTAAGGTAACAATCGGTAAATTATCCAAATTTGTTGGTACACCACCTATGTAAGAATACAAGTATAATTTATTATTGTTGTAAGAATAAAAAGCGTTTCGATTATCAAGTATTAAATCGTTATAATTTGTTTCAAGAAATGGTTCGTAGAAAGTTTGGGTATGCCTTGTAAAAAATCCTACTGAATAGTTTTCAGTTAAACCTGTTAAATTTTCTAATTCGGGTAAAAAAGCAACTCCCCATCCTGTTGACCCAGTTGTTGTACCGGTAAGAATTCGATTGATTTCATTTGTCATATCAAACTCAATATCTTCATTCCCAAATTCAAAATGTTGAGTATCAACAATTGTTAACGCCGAATAATTAATTGTTGACCCTGTTCCTGTGTTTGTATTATTGTATATTCCGGGTGTTGACCAATTATCTAATGTTGTTGTTTGATACCAATTAGAAGGTCTTTGAGAATATGCTTTATCTTGTGGTAAAGCTATTGGTGATAATAAACCATTAGTTGAATTTAAAGTACGTTGAACATCATAGTAATCATATCCAACACCTTCATCCCACGTTTGAGCAGTTCCTGTATTACCTGAAGTAAGAGGTATTCTAAATAAAACTAAGTCAAATGATGTTGCTCTTAATCTTCCTTGTGATGTGTATTCATTACTTAACCCATCTTTATCAAAAGAAGATGTGTTGGTCATTTTTAATGTATGAGTGATACCTGAAAAACCTGTACATCCTGTTGATATTATTCCGTCTTGGATTTTTTGTACAAGTAATGATAAATCTAAATCAAAGATAAATCTACTAAATCCAGGGGACGCAATTACATCAGATGCTGAACCAAAATATAATTGCGTATAAGGTGATTTACCAGTGTTGGTAAAACTATTTGAAATTATTGTATTGTTCCTACTAAAATATGAACGATGTATTGACATTTACTCTTTTTAGATAAATATCAATTTATACGAATATTTTGATTTAATACTTTAGTATCGAATAATTTCCATTCAGATGTTAATTTTGTCTTAGATATTGGAGAAGTTTCCCTTGTTAATTCAAATGGAGTTTCTCTATGATATAGGTGTTGATGATTTAATAAAAATCTCACAATTAATGCCAATAAATCTTTTAACGATTCTCCTCTAACCATAGAGTTTGTTGAATTATAATAATTTCCTGATAAAGTAGGTTCATTAATACCATAAACATCTGAATTTTTTAATTGGATTTTTTCTAATCCTGGAATATTTGAATTGTTAGATATTAAAAATATTTTTTCAGACCCCATTACTGCGTAACCAAAATCACCGTTTTGACTTACATTAGGAGTGTATTTTACTTTCTTTGAAACCTTTTTTAATCCGTATTTATTTTTACTTGAAATTAATCCTGAACCAGGGTTTGTTAATTTCTGTGATTTCGGAAATGCTATTAATGAAATTAAAGTATTTGTATTTTTCTTTTCGAGGTCACTACCAATTAGTGATTTTTTTTGTAAAGATAATGATGGTCTAAAGAAAAATGGAAATCTAACATCTGTAACATTTACAGTTTCTCTTGGCGTTAAGTAATCAATATTAATTAGTCCGTCATTTAATCCTGATATCACTTTATTAATTATATCAGATACTTCTTGTAGAGTATCAATGTTATTAAAAGAATGTGAAAAATACGTATATGTAACATCGTCAATAACTGTTTGTTGTGTAAATCTATCTGTTAAAGTATTTGGGGACTTTCCGGGTAAATTATATATGTTAATGTTACCTGAAAATGGGCCTTCAGTATCCAATCCATAATAAATTTCATACTCAACAAGTTTAACAATTTGTTCAGATACTGTTGAATTTTGAGTAATTGTTTTTTGTGTCCCTTTGGTTGTTTTAGAATCAAAATTAGATAATTGTAAAAAAGACCTTTTAGGATTCGTTACAGGGTATTCATTTGTTTTTAATATTGGTGTTTTTTTTGACCTTAATAAAACTTCATTATCTTTTAAAATAATATCAGACCTTCCTTTAGAATAAATTCCATAATCTTTTGGTTCAGCAAATACCCCTTTAGTGTTTTCAAAAAAGTATCCATTTGAATTTTTTAATGGTAAACCTGGTTTAACATTAGGCCCTGCCGCCATAATACTTTTTGTTTGGTTTGAATTTTCACGAGCAACAGACATTGCTGATGATATCGGGCCTTTAATATAAAATTGATTTTTTCTTCCTGTATTTTCAGACCAATTATAATAAATTAAATGAACATAATCATTATTTTCAGGAACAATATTTAATTGAACAGGAATTAAAGGAATATAAACAAAAGGGTCGACATCTTCGTAAAAAAATTCTTCTAAAATATCATTACCTTGAGCATTTAAAACTGATTTACCATTTTTTGTAATATCTTTAAGTGAATCAATTACTTGTTGGTAAATTTCAAAATCAGGTTTAACTCTAATACGTTCTAATGAATATTTGTCTTCATTATGGGTAACAGTACCTCCAAATAATATCCTATGTTTTTGTTGGTCATCCCTTCCTTGACTCATATTCTTTTAAAATTTTGTTATATGTTGATTCTATTTTATCAATTTTTTTTGTTAATTCAATAACTAAATGTTTGGTATTATCAAATTCTTTTGATAAAAAATCCATTGCTAATACCAAATCTTTGTTTGATTTAGTTTTATATTCAACTAATATTTCTTTTATTTTTTCTGACATATTAAAAATATTTTCCTGTTACTCTTACATTTCCTGTTGGTTGACCTGTAGGTGAAATTGTTTCAGTAACTATAACACCTTCAATTTTACCATTTTTAGTCCTTTCATTAAAAGATGCTGTAAAGACCGCAATTTTCTCAAGGGTTCCTAAGTCAGGCTCACCATTAATACCCGGGCCTGTTGGTATCCCAAGTTGTTGCATTTGTAAAATGTATTCAACAACTTCTTTTTGAGGTAAAACTCCAGATAGATATTCAGTTAAATATAAAAATGGTGTTGGTAAAATATATTTTCTAGGTATTGGAGTTAATTTTAATAGATTAAAAATTGCATTAAGTAGTGATTTACAACTTCGATAGTCATTAACTAAACTAACTACTCCTCTAATAATTGCCTCTGTATTATCTAAAATTGATTGAATTGCATTTTTTTGCATTTTTGTTTTAGTCACAATCAAATCTCTTAATATTGATTTAACTAATTTAAGAATATCCTGTTTGAATTGTTCATATAATGCTTCAATAAATAACGCACCTATTTTTGAGGTAGCACAGATTATCATTTTTCTGTTCAATTTTGCAAACTGCATCATTCCTGGTGAACTTGCTTCTAAATCGTTTACAATGTTTTCATCTAAATTGGAAACAGTGGTTGAAAGTGCTTTAGACATAACCACAAAAGGTAATAGGACTTTTGGTGATAAAATTGACATCATTGCACCTTTAACAAAGTTTTTAATTATTCCTTGATTCCAAGCGTAATCAAGAGAAATACCTTGTAATTGCCATCTATCATCATTAGATAAATTAAAATAGATATCTTGAAATATTGTATTAATATTACTTCCATCTTCATTGACTTCACTTATAGTGTCAAAAACATAATCAACATCACTAATTGGTAATTGAACATTATTACAATCAATAAATTCAACATAACCCTGTCTTATGATAGAAATTTCGTTCTCAATTTGAGAAATTTCATTTGGTGTAAATTCAAAAAATGTGTCAGTAACATCATCATATTCAGGATATTTTGCAATACCCCCAACATCAATCTCTTGGTTAGAATCAAAACACATTCCTAAAATTCTTTCAAGTATTCTAGTGAATTTTAACCAATCATTATATTTTGAAGGTCCGGTATTTGAATTAAATTTTGTTATGTTTAAAATTAAATCAACTATTTTATTTATCGCATTATTAAAATCTAACATTTTTAGAGTTTTATAATAATCAATAATAAAATCTGTTACTCTATTTGGAGCATTTATTCTTTGGTATAAAACTACTTTAAAATAATTCCCCTGAGTAACTCCGTTAAAAGTTTCAAAAGAAATTTTAAATAATTCTTGACCTGATGAACCGTAGTAAACTTGCGGAACTGATGGTGTTTGAATTAATTCGTATAAAAACCTGTTAGTACTTCTTCTTGATGCTAATGGGTCATACGGTATTTTTTCATATATTGAAGCACCAATGGAACTATCAGGACTTAATTTAAGTTGATTAAATAAATCAATTTCACTTACTTGAATATATAGTTCTTGATTTGTTAAATAAGTTTGTTCATTAGAACAATTCAATGAGCTAAAAACACACTCTTCGATAATACCTTCAATTAAAGTTGGTAAATTCTGTAATTGATTTTTTAAAATATTAATAAAAAAATCATTATTTGGGTTAGTATTTGTTTGACCAATTAAATCAATTAATTCTTCAAACGAATTACTTGTTTTTTCTTTAATTTTTCTTGAAATTGTTGCGGAATCTAAATTTATTTGAATGTTTTCCGCTTTTTTTTGTAATCTATCAGTATTGTTCTGTATAAACCCTTCATAATCCTTTTGTACTTGCGTAAAAGTTTTGACGGCTTTAGCCCTTGCTTTACTTTCTTTAAAACCTTGTCTGATATCCTCTGCCATTACAGATTAAATTTTTCAATATCTGAATTTATATCCTTTGAAATTAGACCCTGTAGAATATCATCATCCATAGATGAAATATCAAAAGTTTCTTCGGAATTACTTCTTTTTTCCCATATACCTGATTGTAACTTAGATAACGTAAGTTTTTTCTCAACACAATCATTTATGATTTTTTGTTGTTTTTCAATAACCGGGCCTATAACAGTCATGTCTTCAGGCTCTTTCATCATAGAAATCATTTTATTTTGAATTCTAATTGCGGTGGAGCGTTGTTCAACTAACTCATTATAAATTTCCTGCATCAGAGCTAAAATTGAGTCCTGTGTAAAATTTATTTGTTTCTTTTTTGGTTTTGTCATACTTATAAATATTTTTTATGACATTTTTTATTCAGGATTAACTTGGAGTAGAGCAGTATATATTTTTTTGAACTTTTTCATTGACGCTCTTATTTCTTTTGTTGACATATTTGTCATCTCTCTGAGCGATAATAAAATAATATTTTTATTAAATTTATTGTTATCAGTTGCTGGAAAAATTGTCTCATAATTTTCCATAATCTCAACTAATGAAATACCTAATTTTATTTCACTTTCGTTTAAATCATCAATTTCAATAGTTTCTTTAATATAATCAATTAATATTGGTATTAAATTAACTTCTTCAGATGGTTCAACATCTAAGTAATAAACCATTTCAGGAGAATTTTCTAAATCACCTGATATATCTTCATAGGAAATTTTTCTATTTTGTTCTTTTTGGTCTTTTAATATTTGACCCATAAGATAATTCTTGCAAATAGTTCCAAAATATGAATAAGCTTTCTTTTCTTTTGATGGACTAAATTTGTCAATTTTTGTCATCAAAAATGAATGTGTATCAGTATGAATTTCAATAAAATCCATATCTTTTCTGTATAATTTATATCTACGAATAATTGAAGAAATCATTTTATCTAAAGGATGTCTTAAATATTCATTATAAATCTTATTTTTTTCTTCAAAAGTAGAAGCAGTCAGAAACATTCTGACCGCATTCTCTTCTCTTATGTCAAAGTAATTTTCACCGCTAGATTTTTTTTTCGTCTTAACGGCAATTTCTATTGAGCTGGCGCTTAATATCATTAAGCATTTTCAGGAACAAATTTTATGTTTCTGTCTTCACTAAAAAAATATTCTTTTTTAGCTGAAGATACCCAAAACTTAACCTCATTTTCTTCAAGTTTGGTTTCACCATTTTTGTATTCCCAAAAAATAGAACCTTCTCTTAAATTAGTGTGTTTGTAACCAATTTTAGGAATAGTCATAATTTTAGCCGAATTGTACGTTAAACGAAGTAACAATTCATAAACAAATGTTAATTTAATGCTTGGTTTAAATCCACCAAAATCTTCAATTAGAGATTTTTTGAATACCATTCCTGATGTTTGAAAATTTTGATATTGTAATAAAGTTTCATTTGTTAGATATCCCATTTCTTGTGAGAAATTAGCCGCAAATGTAGCTTCGTTTGTAAATCCTTGGAAGGTTAATTTATTATCTACCTCAACTACGATAGGTAAAAATGCGTCAACATCAGAATATGAATCTAAATATTTTTTTACATTTTTAAACCAAATTTTTGAGTATTCATCGTCAACTTCTAGAATACTAACCCATTTAGTTTCAGCTTTTGTAATTCCAAAATTAACCTGATTTGAAAAATTTGGTTCTCCATCAAATTCAAAAGTTGTTACTTTAAGATTTTGAAAATCATATTTTTTCAAATAATCCGATAAATTTTTATCTTTACCATGAACTATAATTAAGTTTTTTGGTAAGAACTCTTGAGATTGTACAGACTCAATTGATTTTTTAAAGAAATCCTCAAAATCTCTCATTACCATACTTTTAATAGGTAATATAACACTTAAATCTAAAATATTTTCCATAATATTAATTTTCAATTAATTGTAGTTTATTTAATTCAGTTTCAAAATTTTCTTTTATAACTTGAAGATAACCTTCAAACGTTGATAAAATTGTCTTTTCAAATTTTTCTACATCACTATATTTTTCCGAAGTTTCAATACCATTCTTGTAAAGATTTTCAGAAACATTATCTTCTAACCAATTTTGAACAAAATCTGCAACATAGTCTACAAGTTTTATTTCATCTTGTATCCAAATTCCGTTTTCTTCGCTTAACCAACTTGGAATTAGTTTTGGAACTACACCCATAACTGCTACACCACTCTTCATAGATTCTAATGGGAAGGTACCAAAAGAACTAATTCTATCGTTCCATACTGACAACATAGATTCTCTTAATGAACTTGCAAATTCTTCTTGAGATAAACCTCTTAAATCACGGAAAGTAATCCATCTAAATTGTGGATACTTTTGATAGAACGACTTGATAAAATTAATTGAATCTCTTTGTTCTCTAAACACAACCGAAATAATTGGTTTAACAGGTTTTTCAGAAACAACAAAATTCTCATCGATTACTGGTTCAATAACGTCAACAGCACTCATTCTCATTAATTTTGAAACATAATTTTTTTGCTCTTCTGAAGTTGTGATACACTTTGTAAAGTTAAATTGTTGCCAAGTTTGTCCTGGTTGAAGAGTTTCAAATATATAGTCATAAGACTGTGACAATACGATTTTAGTACAAGGTAAGTTTGTTAATTGACTCATAACGTAACCAAAAATTTCAGGAATAATCATAAAATCTTCAGGCGCTATTTGTAAATTTTGTCCTTCTACTGATTGGTGGGGAATAGAATCATATTTATTTCCTAACCAACTTTGTACTCCAAAATAATTAGGTTTTTCATGTAAAATAATGACATTATAACCGGCATTTTTAAGTGTTAATGCCATATCATAAATGTATTTGATTGACGCTTTAGCGTTCCCTAAAGTATCTTGAGCGAAAAAATAAATTCTTGATTTTTTTTCACTCAAATTTTTAATTGAATCTTCAATTTTTTTAATTGTTTCTTCCATGTTTTAGTATTTTTGAATTATTTTATTATTTAATAAAGTGTTAAATGCCAATTTAAATGGTATTGATGCTGATGCTTTATCTCCTAAAGTTTCATCAACTTCTTCAGTTTCACTCAAGACTACCTCTAGCATCATTTTAATTATTTCGTATTGAACCACACCTATCTGTTGTTCAGTTGAACCTGATGAGTTTGGTGTGTCTATATTAATAATTGATTGAGCAGACTCCAAATCAATATAGTAATGTTCCCCTAGTATTTTTAACATCTGTAATATTTGAGATTATTTCGTCTAATTCCTTTAACTTTTCAATAGTTTTAGACGAGTTTATTTTTTCATTATAAAGTGTTTTATATTTAACAACTTTATTATTGTAATTAATAATAATTTCAGGGTTAGAAGTAACTATTAAATCAAATTCATTTAAAACTTCTTTTTTTGTTACTTCATTATAGAAAATAATTCTTTCAACCAAACAACCAAATTTTGATAAAAAAAATAAAGTTGCGGGTTTTGATTTTGAAATTTCATCTGATATAATAGTGAACTGAATATTATCTCTGTGTTTAACATATATGTCGTTGAAATCCACAAATGTTGTCATTTCACTTGATGGTGAATGACCAAATATTTCCATAGGACATTCTTCAAACATGAATGAAAACATTTCTTCTTTTGAAGGAAATAAAAAATGTTTGGATAAATCTAAACTATCAATTGGTTCAATTATCTCATAGTTAAACGACACCTCATCTTCCTCAAACCCGTCACTTTTTTCAATTAGAAATTTATTATAGGTTGTTTTAAACTTACCAATAGTATCCCTTAAAACTCCGTTAATATCAATTCCTATCTTCATACCTTTTTAATATTTCAGTAATTAATGGATTTCTAACAACATCATCATCTCCAAATTCATGAACTCCAATCTCTGAAATGTTTTTAAATTTCTCAATAGCATCCCATAAACCTGAATGTTTTTTATCTTTATATCTGTCAGTTTGTTCTAAATCACCTGATATAAAAAATTTGCTATCGGTACCAATACGAGTTAATAATAACTTCATTTGTTTTGGCGTAGCATTTTGAGCTTCTTCAAATATTAAAATAGAATTATCAATATTCATCCCTCTCATATATGCCAATGCGAAAACCTCAATAACTTCCATTTGTTTTAATTTTTCTCTCGCCTCTTTACCTATAATTTTATTTAATAGATAATATGATGGGAAGATATACGGGTCTAATTTTTCTTCAACATTACCAGGTAATGAACCAAGTTTTTCTTCAGCTTCAACCGCTGGTCTAACAATGATAATTTTTTCGTAAGGTGACGTATGGTCGGCAATTAAATCAACCGCTGCTTTCATTGCTATAAAACTTTTACCAACACCTGCCGGACCTGAACAAATTGTTATTTGATTTTTCTTCAATTTATCATAGTACTCTCTCTGACTTTGAGTTAAGAATTTATCTTTACTCTTTTTAATCATCCCACTAATTTGGTCTTTTTTCGACATTTTTGGTTTAGCTTCAGTAGGAATATACTGACTGTCTTTGCTAATTGTTTTTTTTCTTGTCATTATTTAATTTTTGTGTAACTTTTTTGAGAATGATTGCATTTCATTTATTTGAAATTCCAACTCAGGTATATCATATTTTGTATCAAAAATAGTCGATAAAGTTCTATCAACAGTTAATTCTGAATTCATGGCGTTAATACCAATATTTAATTCATATGAATTTGATATCATTTTTACTAAATCGTATTTTGTAACTTGAGTTGGTGAAACAAAATGTTTAATCCCTTTCCAAAAATCTTTGTTATCAATAATTTTTTCCACTAATTTAGCCCATTCTAAACAAGTAATACCATTCCAAAAATGATTTAAAAAACCATTAACTGTATTATTTTTTTGACTTTTAACCCATTCAACTAAAGACCTATGTTGATTAACTTCTTCACCAATTATTGAAGTTCTTATTATTGTACAATTACTTGGTTCTCCCATAGCTTTAGACATACCATATACATCATCAACATCATATTTATCTTTTTCATCATATCTACCTTTTTTACCTGAAAAGACACAATCAGTTGTTGGATGAATCATATTCCATTCATTTTTCTCACAAACATTAGCTAATAATCTTGGAAAAACTGAGTTTACTAAAATTGCGTTTAAGTCACCTAATTGGTCAACTCTTGGTTTAATTGTACCAATACAATTTATAATAACATCACCCTGATTTACTCCACAATTGATTAAAATTTCTTCTAATGTTTTTTCTGTCTGTTGAGATGCGTCAAGAACATCTCTGTTAATTTCATTAACATTAAATTTTTCAGATAAATAAGTGTAAACATATTTACCTAACATACCTTTTGAACCTAAAATATAAATTTTCATAATTTTTTTACTTTTTTTATTTTTTTTATCTAAAATCTTCTTCCCATATATTCCAATTATCATGTGGTAATCTTATATCGTCACCTAAACTTTCTTCTAATGATGTAGTAGAAAAGAAAATAACTGAAGTATTTTCTTCCAAATTTTTAAAACCATTATAATGATTCGGTGGGATAAATAATACTTTTGGTTGTCTTGCACTTAAAATATATTTTGTAATTTCTTCAGTTTCCATATTAACAATTCCAATAAGTGCGGTACCACTAGATACATAAACATATTTCCCTTCTTTTTTATGACCATGCCACGCTCTTATAAATCCTTGTCTATGATTCTCAACTTGGTAAAATCTCTTTACATTTTCAAAATTGAAATCATTAACAAATCTAACCGAACCTCTATCATCAACAGAGATACCACCATTCATTAATTTTTTTGTGTCCATAATAATTCTTTTTGATTTTTTTTATTTGTTAAAAACGCTCCATTGTGGTAAACTTTATCTTCAGGGTTTTCAATTCTATTTTCTTCAAATAAAGTTACCATTCTTAATACCTCATCCTCAACGGTTGTAATTGGTTTATATTTAAAAACTTTTAAAGATTTTGAATTATCAACACGATAATTTCTAGCATCTTGAAAAGATATTTCAGTGTACGTTACTTTAGTATTAGGTACTATTTTAGCAACACGTTCACCTAGTTCTTTAATTATAACATTTTCTTTTGATAAAACAAAAATTCCCGGATACTTTTCTTTACAGGCCTCTGTAATATATCCCGCAATATCTTTAACTGCTATTATTGGTCTCCATTGTTCACCTCCATTAATAGTTATAGTACCTTCTTTTACCGCCTTCATAGTTAATACATTAACAACTAAATCCATTCTAATTCTAGAATATGTGTCACCAAGACCAAATACAGTTCCTAATCTAAAAATTGTCCCATTTTTGTCTAAAATGTGTTTTTCGGCTTTAAGTTTTGTTGATGCATATGATGATAATGGATTTGTTTCACTTAATTCATCTAATATACCATCTTGAGCCCCGTAAACTGAACACGTAGACATGAAAATTAAATGTTTATCGGGTGAAACAATATCACAAAAATTTTTAATAGAATTATAATTAATTTCTTCAGTTAAAAATGGGTCAACACTACAAGCCGGGTCACCAACTAAAGCAGCCATTAAAACTATAATATCAAAATCTTTAGATACTTCATAAAGTTTATCAGTATCTCTAATGTCTCCATAAATAAAAGAAACATCTTTTAAATACCTATTTTCATATAATAAATTATCGTAAATAGTTATATCAAACCCTTCTCTAATAAGATAATCTGATGTTAATCCTCCGATGTAACCGGCACCACCTACTAATAAAACTTTTTCTTTCATTATTTTATATAATTTATTTATTTTATATTTTTATTTTGTAATCCATGAATGTTTCTGATTTACCTACGTCAATACTAAAAAATGAATCAGACCATGGTAGAAATTTTATGTTTGTTTTTTCACCTATGTTATAATCATAAGTTTCTTCTGGTAATAATCGTTTTACATATTTATCACCTGGTAAATCACCATGCTCCCATTTTTTATCAAAATGGTTTTTTGTATTTGATATGTTCCATCCTGAACTCATAGAGATATAATCTATTTCAAATGAATTATACATGGCAATATTGCCCTCCATCATTCTTCTTAGGTAATCACTATCTTCATAATTACCCCCAATAAATCTTTCATCCATAAACCCAATATTTCTAAATAATTCTTTTTTAAAACCAAAAAACCCCCACGCATATAATCCAACAAACCCATATCCTTGTTCTAAAAGAGTTAAAATTTTTTCAATATGTTCTTTTTTAGGTCTAGCTTTGTCATTACAAATAATAATGGTTTCTGTTGGTGATTCAACAACACAATCATTAATTAATTTTGAGAAAGATGGGTATCCGTGACCATTTTTCCAAATTGATTCTTCATCCATGTTTTTTAAATGAGTAATTAATTCATCTTTTAAAGAGTCTCTATTGCTTGGTATAATTATAGTATATTCTTTATTCATGGTAATTTTAATTTATTTTTTTATTATCCATTATTTAAAAATTTACTAACACGTCTGTCAATAGAACGTTTGACAATTGTTAAACCCGCTTCGGATATGGGGAATGTAAAAATATCCATCTCAGGATATTCAGTTTTAATCCAATCTATCATTTTATAAGAATCCTCACAGTGTTCTCGGGTAATATATTTTTCAGAAATTGGGTCAGTATCATGTAAAATAATTACCCCAAATTCATTTAAATTTTTAAGTGATGCTTTGAAATCTAATTTAACCGCTTCAAACGCATGGTCAGCATCTATGAAAATAACATCTACTATTTCATTAAAATTATTTAAAAAGTCTTGTGTTGATGTTTGATGGAACTCACCAATGTTTTTATTTCTTCTAAAATCAATAATATCAACCCCAATTACCCTAGGTACTACTTCTGAAACTTTTTCAAAAGTTGACCCATCATATACACCTAATTCTAAATAATTTTTACAATTAATTGATTTAACTATTTGGACTATCATGTCCGTGTGAACTTCATGTCCGTATGCAAATTTATCCATATTTTTTATTTTAAATTAATAAAAAATATGGATACAGTAAACATTAAGTGTTGTTTTTATTCATCTTAAAAAACAGGTATTGTTTCGGCTTTACATCCGCCAAACCACCAAATACATTCTGAAAATGTACTAAGACGATTACAAACCAACATATCACATTTTGAGGCTATTAACATAGTTGCTGTAGAATATTGCATTTGAGTAACATTATCTGGTTTAGTGTAAGTTATTACATTGTAGTCTTTTAAATATTCTAAATATTCAGGTAAAACACTGTCGTTATCTGAAGTAAGAAAAATAGTTTTTACTTTTGGTAAAAATTCATTAATTGCATTTTTATAAGTTTCAAAATTATAATCTCTAATAACTCCGTCTCGAATACTTGTACAGTTTGGAGGGTCAAATTGATGAGTCCAAGTTCTTATTTGTATGGTAAGTAATGGGTATTCAAAATGTTTTGACACTCTATCAACTTCGGATAAAACTTCAGGTCTCCATTTAATTTTACTAATTCCTTTTTGTATTCTGTTAAATACTGTATCACATATTAAATTTCTATTAAAAAACCAATCAATTGAATGTGTTGAAAATAAATAAGAAAGTGATTTATTTACGATATTAGGGTGGTCACCTAAAGCTTTAGCGTCGTTTATTAAATCAGGTTGTTCTGTTTCTTCTGATTTTAAAACTAAAAATCTTGCAGAAATAAAAGAATTACCAAATTCGTGTGGGTTATGGCAAATTAAACTATCATCTAAAATTTCTCGATAATCAGCGTCAAAATGTGCGTCAAATCTAGGTAAAATATTAGTTTCACCTATACTTAAAGCGGTGACAAAAGATTTTAAAACATTACATAAACCAGATTTTATTTCTACCGTAAATTTCATATATGTATTATTTAACAAATTCATTAATTAAATTATTCCATTTTTCACGACAACGTTCTAAAGTATATTCTTTTGAATAATATTCTCGTGGTGAAAAAAGATTTCGATTACTAATAACGTATCTTATTGTTTCAGGAAAATTTTCATCGTTAGATACTAACCCCCATGTTTTATCATCTTGTCTATCTAAATAACATCCCATAGGTCTTGCAACCATTGGTATGTCACATGCACCTATTTCAATTCCTGCAAAATGACCTTCTTCATTTCCTGATGTACAAATACCACACACTGATGAATTTATTAAAAGTCTAACTGTATTTGTGTCAACTCTGTTAAATATTCTTACTCTATTTCTATTATGTTCAGGAATTGCGTCAATAGTTGTATTATCTTTCATTACTAAACAAAAATTAAAATCCGTCATTGTTTCAATGAGGTTTAAAACTCTATGAAATCCTTTTTTTTCATGAGAAGAATCACCTATAAAAATAATTGAATTAGGTAAAACTTCTGGATGTCTTTCAGGAATAGGTTTAAAAAAATTAAAATCTGATGATTGTTCAATTACTCTTACATTTTTTGGATTAATTCTTTCTTTATAAAGATTATACGTTTGTTTAGACGCAAATACAACACAAGTACATGAATTTATAACTTCAGTTTGCATTGGATTATCCATAGTATCTTGTATTAGACAGAATGTTGGGACATCAATATTAAGTTTACGAAAATAACTTCCATTTCTAATTATATAATCAGGGCGCTCTCTAATAGATTCTATTTTATCAGCTAATATTGCATAACTTGTATATCCGTCACATTTATCTTGAAGGCCTGGAAACCATTCTAATAGGTCATGCCAAAATGTTCTCGTGTTTGGAATACACGTAAGTGTATCGTTAACTAACCACCCAATTTTATTATCCATAGTATGTTTTATTTTTTATAAATGTTTAACCAATAATCAATCATTTCATCCATCATTGTCTCAAAACTATATTCAGGTTTCCATCCTAAAGACCTAATTTTACTTGAGTCACCTTTAAGGTATGGTAATTCTTCAGGACGTAAAAACTTATCATTTTGAACAACATAGTCTTTATAATTTAAATTTAATTTACTAAAAACATATTCACACATATCTCTAACTGACCTTGACTCCCCAGTTGCCACAACTAAGTCGACTGGTTTATCCTGTTGTAATATTAAATGCATTGCTTTTACATAGTCTTTGGAATGTCCCCAATCTCTATATGAATCCATGTTACCAAGTTCTAATTTATCAGATAAACCTAAACTTATCATCACCGCGGCTTTAACTACTTTATTAGTAACAAAATTAGAACCTCTACGAGGAGATTCATGATTGAATAAAATACCATTATTAGCATGTAAATTATATGCGTTTCTATAATTTCGAACAATATTATACCCAAATACTTTACTACATCCATATGGTGAAACTGGATTCATATGAGTTGTTTCTCTTTGGTACCCATCAGGGTCTACCGAACTTCCAAACATTTCCGAACTACTTGCTTGATAAAATTTTGCGTTAGGACAAACTCTACGATAAGCATCTAAAATATTTAAAACACCTAAAGAATTAACTTGTGATGTAAATTGTGGGATATCGTAACTAATACGTACATGACTTTGAGCGGCTAAGTTGTATATTTCGTCAGGTTGTATTTCACTTAATAATCTTTCAATATTAGATTGGTCTAACAAGTCACCATAATATATATTTATTTTGTCTCGAATTTCGTCAAGTCTACTTTGTTGGTGTTCAGGTGTAGAATTTCTTCGTATAATACCATGAACTTCATATCCTAATGATAAAAGATATTCCGCTAGATATGACCCATCTTGGCCACCCACACCGGTTATAAATGCACGTTTAATCATATTTTATTTTTAACTTTTAAAAAAATTCATTTTAGTCAAATCTGGCCAATCCTCATATTTCCATTTTCTAGGATTTGTATTAATGGCATTAGATAATTTATCTAATCCTAATTTAGCGGTTTCAGGAGTCATATAGTAATGGTAACCCATTGTATCGATATTTTGTTCTCTCCATGGAATATTGGGTAGTCTACCGTCATAACTCATTTTTTTTAACTGAATAGCATCTTGTTCGTTGTCCAAAAGAATCATTCCACCTCTACCTAAACTTAAATGTTTTTGAAATTGAAAACTTAAACACATATACGTATTTGGAATATAACTGTCTTTTTTCCACAGTACTGCTGCGTCAATTATTTTTTTTTCTTCGTAATTTAAAGTGTAGTAATCTTCCCATTTTTCATCTCTCCATTCTAATCCAATCCCCAATTTTTTAGACAACATGGGTACGGATAAATAAGTTCGTAATGGGACGTTAATTTTAGTAGTATTTGTTAATCTTAAACATAACTCTATACCATGAGTACAACTATCTACAGCAACTGCGTAAGGGGCGTTGTAAAATTGTGATATCTTTTTTTCAAATTCCGTCACAGTATCCATATTCACTTGTTCCATAAGATTAATAATTATATCCTAATTTTTTCGCGTTGTAAAGTATTCTTGTACTATCTATTTTTTTAACTAAAATTGCTGGATTTCCCTTATATACCCCCCATTCTTCAGTATCACCCATTAATAAACTACCTGCGGATAATAGAACACCACGTCTTAATCTTGAGCCGGGTAATACAATAGAATTTGTTCCGATATTAGAAAATTCTTCCATAAGAACAGGTTTAATTATTTGAGTACCTTTTAATTCTTCAGGTATCATCGCTCCAAATAATCCACTATCATCAAATCTATCTGAACCACATACAATTCTAGCTCCGGCCATTATGTTATTAAACCCTTTGGCCGTAAAATCTGAGTTTTTACCACCTATAATTGTTACATAAGGACTAATATGTGTATAATCACCAATATATAATTTTGTTGTACAATAAAATCCTTTATCTATTGCAACATGACTACCTATAACACAATTATTTTTTTCTTTTATTATTATATCTAAATCTAAAACAACATCACTACCTATTTTCATCAAATAAAAGTTTTATCAATTGTTTGACCAAAATATGGCCCTGTTTTGTATTCATATACAATAGTATCGTCTTCTAAAATCAAATAATTATGACCACCATTAAATGTAAAACTAATATCACCTGCGGATAATATAGGTTCCGCAATTATATTATCATCAATGTCATAGAAAATACATTTTACCTTTCCTTTTATAACACACCAACTTTCCTGAGGTATGTAATTTTCATCATGTCTTGGGATTATATTATGTTTGTGAGGTTTAAATGTATGTCCTTTAGATAATTTTAAACTGGCACATTGAAGGTAGTTTTTATCTAAGCTTAAATCAGTTCGTTCAGAAGTAACATCAGATAATCTCACAATTTGATGAAGGAGTTCTCCATTAATTTTAGAATATATTTTTTCCATTTTATTTTGTATATCTTTAATATTTTAATCGTCTTTTTCACCTTCTTGTATATGATAAACTAATGAATCAAATACTGTAACATGTCTCATCCCATAAGTTGATTCTAATTTTCTAAAATACCAGTCATCTCCACTTTGAACAAACCCATTTAAAGTACCAACTCCATCAGTATAAATGTTACCTTCAGGATACATACCACTTTCAATAAATCGAGTTTTTTCAAAAATACATGGCATGTATAAACCACCTGAATAAATGTTATCCTCCCTCATAGATGTATTAACTTTTTCCCAAAGTTCATAATCAATTTTTTTAGGACTTTTACCACAATCAATACTAATACCATAAGTTCCACTCCTCATTTTACCACTCTCAACTAATCTAGATGTTGGTATATTAGTACCATCGTGATGTTTTAATAAATTTTCTAACCATCCATTACTAAAGACCATATCTGAATTAACAAAACAAATATTATCTGATTTACTAGTTTTACCGGCGTAATTCCAACATCTATAAACTCTATTTAAATAATAATCATTAGGAATTGGGTCATTATAAATTGAATATGGTATATCTAATTTTGTTAATTTATTTATAATCTCATCTGTTGCATCATTTGCGACAATTCTTATTGAGACATCCCAACCATTAACTTTACATTTTTCACTAGTTAATTCTTTATGTATTAAATCTAAGTATTCTACTGATTTAAAAATTAATGAAATAATTTCAATTGATTTCTTCATTTTGTTTTTTAAAAATATTAATTATTTTTTCTTTTTCTTTTGGATTAGTTGCGTCAGTAATTTTAAACCATGAAGGTAATATATTAGTATCTAATTCAACAACTTCTAACGTAGTTTCGTCTAATAATCTCTCAAGTGCCCATCCGTCTTGGCCATAACTTTTATAAACATTATATTTAGTAATAATTTGATAGTCAGTCGCAAAACCTCTATGTATTATACTATAAGGTATTTTAATGGTTGTTACAATTCCATTTGGATATTGAGGTTGGTGTAACCCGTGAATTGACTGAAAATTTAAATTTTTATTATTTCTCCATATTGCACAAACCCCATGACTTAAACTATGATAAGCGTTATCTATTCTATAGTGGATGTCACTTCTCCATAGATTGTAATGACCCAACAATATACCGTCAATATTATTGTTTTTAGCGTAGTTACAAATATCAATTAAAATTTTATTGTTATCATTAGTTAAACGACTATCTAAAAGTGAATCACCATCTAACCATATAATAAATTCAGTGTCAGGTTGCTCAAGTAGTAGAGTATCTAACAATTTTTTCTTACACGATATTTCATTTTTAAAATCATTTATTTCTGACTCAATTACTCGTAAATTAGAAAAATTTTTATAAATTTCTTTACTACCATCATCAGAATTTTGGTCGTATACATAAACGTATTCACATATTTCAAACATTTGTTTTAACCAATTATGTAAATTTCCTTTTGATAATTCATTTCTTAATTGTGTAAATCCTACTATTTTCATTTAATTAAATTATTAATTGTGTATTTATTTTCAATTTTAGTCACATAATTGAATAAGTAATTATTTTTATTCCACATTTCCCAAAATTTATTATCCATATTTACTCTATTTGTTACTGTTGCATTTTTATCATTTCCGTAATGCCATAAATGAAGAGCAACAAAATCATCAATAAACCTTACATTTAATTTAAGACGAATTCTATGTATAAATTCATCATCATCAAACGCTACTCCAGTTGCAAATCTTTCGTCAAATCCTCCTAATTCTTTTAAATCTTTTTTAGTTATTGCGGTACAAAAATGATAAGATTTTGGTCGATATAATGAATGATTATACCATCCTTCATCACCATCATTAACTACTGATATTTTTTTATATGTTGAGGGGTTAATAAATGATTTAAAATCATTAAGTTGTAACACTGCCGATGTTTGAATTTCACTTAAAGAATAACAAGCAAATGATAAATAATCATTATCAATTAAATTTTCGTTTACAAAATTTAAAATATCATCTGAATGTAAACATTCAGGATTTTGTATAATAATTTTATCACCTGATGCGTGGTTAAATCCGACGTTAAAAGGAACACATGGATTTACATACCATTTATCTTTTTTTTCTAATCTAACAATTTTTAAAAAAGGAAATTCGTCTACCAAATCTTCTAATCTTTCATCTTCGTGACTACAGTCATCGACAGCGATAACTTCAAAATCAGTAAAACTACTTTTTTTAAAACTTTCTAATGTTTTAATAAATATTTTTTTTCGATTGTGATACGCAGTAACAATGGAAATCATAATTTTTCTTTTAATATTTCAATAATTTTGTCGGATGTTTTACCATCTCCTAACCAATCTGTGTTTGAGTTATAATTTGATAGATAATTAAATGACTCAATCCACGAAACATCTAATTCGTTTACATTAATCATATATGAACATCCAGATTCAACCGATTCAGGTCTTTCAGTAAAATCTCTTGGGACAATAACTGGAGTATTAAATAAACAAGGTTCTTCTTGAGCTGTACCTGAATCTGAAATTATAAACTTAGAATGGTACATTTCATTTATATAATTTTTAAAAGATAATAAATCAATTACTTTAATATTTTCTAAATCTAAATTAAATTCGGATATTTTATCAATAGTTCTTTTAAATGATAACATTTCAACAGGTATCCCAAATCTTTGGGAACAAATATTAGCATAGTTTAATATGTTTTTTAAACGTTCCTTACTATTAAAATTTTCAGGTCTATGAATATCTAAAATTATTTTATTATTTTTTTTAGATTTATTTAATTCTATTTTATTTGCAACCTCTTTAATTGTATTTCCTACAACATAAATTGATTTTGGATTAATTGATTCTCTAATCAATTTTTCTTTGTAATTATCATGATAAACAAACAAAAGGTCACTACAATGGTCACAAACAATTCTATTAATTTCTTCAAGCATTCTTTTATCACCCGACCTCATACCTGCCTCAATGTGGGCAATTTTATACCCCTCTTTTTTAAGAGGTACCGATGCTAAAGCCGAATTTGAATCACCTAAAAAAATTATTAAATCAGGATTTATATTTTCATTACGGATTAAGTCAATTATTTTGACAGATAAATCTGCCTGTTGGTGAAAATGTTCTTTTCCCTTTGAGCCGATTTCTAAATTAAAATCAGGTTTACGTATTGATAACTCATCAAAAAATACATCAGATAACATTTTATCATAATGTTGTCCTGTGTGTATTAATATATGATTAAAATTGTTATCTAATTTTTTAAAAATTTCAGACATTCTTATAAAATCGGGTCTAATACCGGTGATAGTTATGATTGTTTTTTTCATTGATTTAATATTTTAATATATTCGTTTGTTATTTCTTTACAAACATTTGACGATTCAAATTGACCAATATTTTCAGGGACATCGTGTAATTTTTTATCAATAATATTCCCATTACTATTGATATTATAAATCCAACCCTTTTTGCCACACATCCATCCTTCAATAGTTGTTCTACCCAATAATATACCCGCAGTTTCACCACATTTTTTTGTGAACTCCTCAACAGAACTTGTTTCACTAAAGTATTTAACATGTGGTTTAGTTGTTAGTTCATTCAAATAATTTGAGTGGTTTTTACCAACTAACCAAAGTTCTTTATTGTTTTTTTCACAATAATCTGAAATATCAAAAATTGAATTTTTACGTAAATAATCTATAGTACCGACAAAAAGTACTGAGTTAGAATTTTCAGTATTGTTTTGATTAAATCTTGATTCATCTATTGGGTTATAAATAATTGTAGTTGAATTAATATCAATTTTAAAATTATTAATAATATGTTGTTTAATTTCAGGTCTTATACAGATGTATTTTTTAATATTTGGAGAAATTACTGGATTTTCTAATTCAATAACTTCAGAATGAATTGTTGTAATTATTGGTGTGTTTGGGAATGCGTGTACCAAAATTTCAACAACAGGATAATGTTGTCCGTGTATTATATCAAAATTTTCATGAACAGGGGCATTGTTGAAATCGTAAACTTTAATTCCTAATGATTCTGATAGGTATCTTATTGGACCTTCTATTGAAGGTGAAACTACACTAACATCATGTCCGTTTTTAACTAAATTTTTACAAAGTTCAAATACATACATTTCAGAACCTGTGAAGTCTCGGTATAAAAGACACCCAAATAAAATTTTTAATTTTTTCTCTTCCATTAGATTGATAATATAAATTTTTGTAATTTATTAAAATTGTTTGAAATAAAAGGCGATAATGTTTTTTTATAATCTTCAATCACTCTTTCATTTTTATCATAATTTAAATTTCTTGTTTGACTTTCATAGTGATATGATACTAAATTACCATCTAAATAATTAGTATATCCATTTATCAAACATTTTAAATTAAATTCAACATCTTCAAAACATTCAGTATATGATTCATTAAAATAATTTAATTTTTCAAAAACCTTTCTATATACCATCATAAGAGCACCTGTAGTGATTGGTACTTTTTTTATTTGATTTTGAAAGTTATAATGAGAATTAATACCACTATGGTGCATTTGAATTTTATTTTCTTTATCACTTACAATGATTACTCCATCATGTTGGATTAATTTATTTTTAAAATGTAATCTACAACCAACAGTACCAACTGCGGGAATAGTCTTATGTATTTTTAACATACCATAAATCACATCATTTAAAAGTTCAATATCATTGTTACTAAATAAAATGTACGTATGTTCGTTAAATAAATGATTTTTAACTACATCATTATTAATTTTTGCAAAATTATAATAATCATATTCAATCAACTTTATATTTGAATAATTAAATATAAAATTTTTAATAGCTTTTTTTTCAAGTTTAGAAGAACCCGTATCCGCAACAAAAATATCAAAAATAGTTTCATCACAATTATCAAAATAAGATAAAATACATTTTTTTAATAAAGAAAAATTATCTTTATGTGGGATAATAATTGCAACTTTACCATCAATTTTTATTGGTTTTCTTTGTATTCTTGGGATATAAATTTCGGGATAAATTACAATAGGCAAAAATTGTCCGTATTTTTCTAAAAATGTAATTTTACTATTATAAAATTCATGGTTTGGTTGACCAACAGATTGGTGTGTAATATCGAATGAAAAAGTTACCCCTAATTTAACACCATCCAAAAAATTACTCAAACAAAACGGGTGGTCATAAAAATGAAATTTACCAATAGTTTCATCAAATGTGTGTTTTATTTTATTTTTATTAAACGATAAAAATAATCCGTCTAATGTGACAACTGGTATTGGTTTAGGTAATTTGGCCGAGTATTTACTAATCCACTTTGGTTGACCTTCAGGTTGGTGATACACATGACCGACCATTGTATTGTGCATATTTTCCCAATAAACACCTGATTTAGGAAAATAACATGAACCAGCCTTACCTAAAATACCAAAATCAAGATTTTCTTCAAAATCTCTTAATAATTTTTTACCCCATCCTTTTTCTAATTTAATATCATTATGACAACAAACAACAATATCATAATTTGATTCTGTTATTCCACTATTATAAATTTGAGCCAACGAATATTGATTATTGTTTTGGTATTCTAATATTTGAACATTTTTCAAATCAACACTTTCTAATAAATGTTGTTTAAATTTTTTATTATAATTTTCGTCTTTATGTGTTGAGTATATTATTGTTATCATATCCCTGTACTCCCAAAACCTTTACTACCTCTATCTTTTTCTTCTATTTTATCTACTTTTTTCAAATTAACCCATCTACCTGTAATACATCTTGCAACTACCGCTTGAGCGACTTTCATACCTTTTGTTATCACAAATTCATGGTTGTTTGTATTAAAAATAATGGCTTTAATTTCACCAGTATAACCTTCATCTACAGTTCCTGGGGAGTTTAAAACCATTAACCCTTGATTGATGGCTAAACCGCTCTTTGACCTAACTTGTATCTCAAAGTCTTGGGGTAAATCAACTGAAACACCTGTTGGAACTAAAGCCCTACCAAATGCAGGTATTTTAACTTCTTCATTTGCGTATAAATCAAATCCACTGTCTGATTCGTACGCGTAATTCAATTCTTTTTCATTCGTTGAAACAAAATTTATTGTAATTTTTCCATCCCCAATAAATTGATTTGCATCCTCAAATTCCTTAATATCGAACCCTAATTCATCATTTAATTCTTGTTCCTGTAATTGACTAAAGTCATCAACCAATTTTTTTAATTCTTCTAATTCTCTTGCAAAATTAAATTTTTCACTCATAAATTTGTTAATTTTATTAAAACTTTAATTAGTACTTCAACATCTTTCTCACAATAATCTTGGATTTCTTGGTATTTGTTTTTATTCCAAAATGCGTTGTGAACTTTATTTCCCGTGACTTCCATATTTTTAGAAGTCTCAACACCAAGAGATACACACATTAGTTCTAATGAACTTATTGCTCCAAATTGTCCATATTGCCAAATTTCTTTTGTATCAATTGCTTTAATCTCCCAAGGTTTAGTATCGTAAGATGGAAGGATAGATGATGGTAAAATACCATTAACTAACATTCTTTTTGCCAATACAGGAATATCAAAGTTTTTAAGATTATGTCCACAAAGGATAAAACCTAACTTATCAACTCGATTTAACAATGTGTTTACATCTGTAAGTAATACTTTTTCATCTGAGTTAAAAAAACTTTGTTTTTTAATGTCACCCTTTGGGTCAAGAAATCCTACTGAAACACAAACAATCTTTGAGAACTCAGGAACTAAAGCCGCACGATTAACAAAAATTTCATCAATACTTTTTTCAGCGTCTTCAGGAAACCTTTTTTGAAACCAATCTAAATAATTGATAAATTGGAAATGAAGTTCAGGATAATCCTTTTTAAAATTTTCATAGTTACTTGAAACCCCGACAGTTTCAATGTCAATAAATAAAATTTTGTGTAATGGGTGTTTTATCATACGATTGATTTATAAAATTCTGCTCTTGTTTTTGTTACTACATCTAAACTATATCTTTGTGAAACATATTCATATAATCTTTCACCCATGTCAATTCTCATATTTGGGTTTTGAACCAATTTTTTAACATATTTAGCCCAATCACTATGATTTCTTGCGTCATCAACTAAAAGAGCGTTACCATCAGTAAATTCACCATTTTTCATTGCGTGTTTTAAATCAATAGTATATGGCCCATAGTTACTGGCGATTAATGCTTTTTTATAAAAACCTGCTTCAATAACTTTAAGTTGTGATTTTACTTTGTTAAACATATGTTGTTTAATTGGTGCCAAAGATATGTCAAATTTTGAATAATTACGAGCATAAGATGTAACAGGTTTTGTCCAAACTCTTCTGTATGGTTGGTTTTGTTCATTTTCGTAAGGTGTTTGAACAAAAAGTTCTAAATGTTTTTTATATTCAGGTGTAACAATTGAGTAATTGTTTGTAAAAATCTTTTCGTAATCATACCATACAGTTTCGTGTGGTTTAATTGGTCTTCTTGTTTGTTCTCCAGTTGCCTGATTAATTTCTGTCATCATACCACGTGTGTCAAAACCACAAACAACAAATTGAAGATTTTTTTGTATGTCTGATAGTTTTGAAACCATACCGTCAAGAAGTTTTAAATCATGTAAGTGAGATGAACCACCTAACCAACCAATTCTAACTAAATCAGATTCTTCAGTAGGTTCTTTAAATTGAGCTTCATTTTGGTCAATTGCATTTGGAAAAATTACAACATTTTTATTGTATTTACGTATTTCATCCGCAAATAACTCAGTTGTTGTAGTTACATATTGAGCAACTTTTAAATTTGCAATAATTTTTTCATGTATTTTTTCTTGTACAATCAACTGATGAAGAGGATGTTCTTTGCCAGGTAACCAGTAATCATCTAAATCACAGATAGTAATAATGCCCAAAGAATTAAGAATCGGTACTATTTGTACTGACTTATCCATATCTTGACCAAGAGAACGGTGATAGTGAATTATTTGATAATCCTTAAAATAATTTATATTAGTCAAATCAGGGTTGAATTCAATATCAACATGAAAATCTTCACCGTATTTTGATTGTAAATGAGTATGAGGAGTGATTGACCTAAATCTTCCAACACCTGTAGTGTCAGAAGGGATAACTAAAACTTTAATTTTTTCTTTCATAATCTAAAAGATAATAGAAAGACATTTATAATTCAACTATAACAAAAAAAAAGTCCTCACAAGGAGGACAAAATTTTTAGTGTATTTAATTTTATTGAACTTTTTTAACTTTTGAAATTTTACCTTCAAAAATGTGTTTACCTACTTTGATAGTCATAATTTCATTTGATTTTTGAGAAGACTCAACAAGAAGTCCATTTTCACTTAAAACTTCTTCAACCGTTTCCCTTACAATTTTTTTAATATCCGACGCAGATAATCCGTTAGATGTGTATGATGGTTCTTGTTTTTTTGATTCTGCAACTTGGGTTTTGTTATTACCCATTAGTCTTGCGGCTTTTTCAATAACATCATCTGAAATTGTTGCCTGATATTGTTGTGGTTGGTCTATTGGGTGTTCCATCATCAATCTTTTGATTGCGTCAGGTAGTTTAGAATTTTTTATTCTATCTTCTGTCATAACTTTTGGGGCAACTGCTTTTGGTTGTTCTTGTGCTAAAAATTCTTGTGGTATATTATAAGTTGCGGGTATAGGAGCCTCATCATATTCTCTAACTAATTGTTGAGTTGATGATGACCTTTTAGATGAACTTCCCTTGTCCATTTCGTCGTGTCTATTCATAATTTCTTTAGACAACATTAGTTTTTGCATTAAATCATTCATTTTCTAATTCAAATTTTGTACATACTCTTAATCCGACCATTCCTTTATCTTCAGGATTGTAATTTGGTCTTATTACATCAAATTTTTCACGTGGGTCAGATGAAAAGCTTCCAATTCTATCCACCCTAAATAATCTCCAACCTGGTAATGGTTGGTCACCTATTGTTGCGGTGTGTGAAGCACCTTCTCTTTCCCATGCTCTTATTACTTTGTTACCTCTTTTTGATGTTCCGTAACAAAAAGGTTCAATAACACGAAGTCCCTTACCACCGTTATCTTCTCCGTCATAGTAAATTATTGCAACATTTCTATTTTTTATTGCATTAGTAATTTCTTCACTACTTGCTTCAAAAATAAGTTGTTTTATGACGTTGTAAAGCTTCATTCTGTTGAAGGTGAATTATAAGGATTTTTTGAACTGTATTTGTTTAGTTTAATATTATCAACTTTAGTAACTTGGTCTGTAGATGTACCACCATTAAATATATCTAAAAATACTCCTGTTCCTCTTCCTTTACCGTCACCATCAGAGATAGCGTCAGGATTAGTTACACCATATTCATTAGCATTTGATTTATAATCATTTCTTGTAACCAAGTCTTTTCTAACTTTTTCGGCAATAGCACTTAAAGTATTATCTGGTTGGTTTAAATCTATTGGAACTTTTGATGCCATAATTTTATAATTTTTTCATTATTTCGTTTATTCTTTTTAAATTATCTACAACTTCTTTATTGTAATCTTCATAAATAGAGTGATGACTTTTAGAAGGTCTGTTTAAATCCCTAACATTATCTTTTCTATGTGTTGATAAATATTGGTTTTGCATTCCTGAATCCGAAGCATCTCTTTTTTGTCTCTTAATACTTCCTCTATCTGAATCTAAATTTTGTGTTATAAATGATTTTAAAGTACTTAAATCTTTATTACCAAATTTACCATTATCAATATCATGAAGTATTTTCTTCATATTTTGATATGTTAAAAATCCATTTGTAAAAATATTATGAATAGTTTTTTCGTCTTTAAAATTTTCTAAAGACGATAATACGTTGTGAGGAACCTCGTATGTATTTCCATACATTTCACTATTCATTTCTTAAGTATTTTAACCAAGTCATTTATTTCAATACCTTCTTTGTCGGCCAATTTTTTAATATTTTCTAAATTTTTCATAAGGACTTTACTCAACCCACTTTTCTTACCCATTTCTTTGTCACCTGATTTTTTCTTAAGAACTATATCTTCAACCATTTTTTTCATCATTTCTTTTTTCTCTTCTTCCAAATTTTCTTTTTCAGAAATAGTCATTCTATCAATAAAACCTTTTTGTTTTTTAATTTTTTTGGGAACTCTTTCTAATTTTTGTCTATGTTTTTTAGCGTCAGGTTCTTTACCTTGTTGTCTTGTTCTTTCAGCCGCCTCTTCTTTATCTAAACCTAACTCTTTAACAAATGTTTTGAAAGTTTCAGGGCCATTTTTGTCTTTTGTTTCTTCATATCCAAATGCATCTGAAAAGTCAGTTTCATTAATTACCTCGTCAGTTTCTTCCTCACCCTCACCCCAATATACACGATATCCACGAGTAACAGGATTGTTTGTTTGTCTTGTTGCAACAACCTCCTGGTCCATTGTACTCTTTGGTGAAAGATAAGGATTAAAAATTGGAATTTTAGAACTTAAAAAACTTCCATCATAATCAACTAATTCTTCTAATTCGTCTTTTTTCTTATTTAAAGTTTTTTTAACGTCAGAATTATTTTTTAATTTTTTTTCTTTTTGAATTTTTGAAATTGTTTTTTCAACCTCTTTTTTATCTTTCTTGTCGAATTTAACAACTTCATCTTTTTTTCTGGCTTCAGTTAATGTATTAGAAACACTAAAATATACAGAAATATCTTGCTTCCCCTCTTTGATATAGAAGTAATATGGTGAACTAAAATATTCTTTATTAAATTCCATTTGGCTTTTTACATATAAATACTTGGATTTAACTATTTATCAATAGAATGGCTCAACAGAATATAAATCAATTCAATTTTAAAAAGTGGTATGTTAAACCTGTCCCAAAAATTTTTGACATTTGTTTAGCATCGGATGAAAAAGATTATAACGAAGAAGTTGTATTTTCAACTAATCTTATTGGTTATAATGATGGTAATAGATTACCTATTTATTTTGATTTAAATAATCCTTTATCATCACAAGAACTAACAATTAACTATGGTGATTTTTTATCAGGTAATACTTTAGTTTCATTAAATTATTACAATCCACTAAATGATGATTTAAATTGTTTAACCGCATCTACATTATGTGATATTGGATTAACAGGCATAGATAATGGTTTAGTACCACAGATGACAGGTGAAACAATTAATTACACAATGGGTTTATTTACTGGGTCAAGTAAGTGGGATAGATATTATTTTGATAGAAGAACAAAATTATTTCAGGTAACTGGATATACGAATCCTCCAAACGAAAGATTTTCAGGAAATACAAAACAAACTTTGTATAATATGGTTTCAGAATCAGGTTATACTATTACATATTACAATCAATTGTATGGAGGGTTTTATCAAGGTTTCTTTAGATTGTTTGGATATGACTACGAAACATTTCCAAGTAGAACAAACGAAGGATGGACTGTTGAAATGTTAATTAGACCAAGATATGTTGATGAATTTGCGCCGACATCATCTCAAACAACTTTAAATTTAACATATCCTGAAAATGAAAATACTTTTTTCTACTTTGGGGCGAGAGCTGAAAATAAATTCTACCATCACGCATCAGGTTCACCATCTTCAGATAGTGGATACACAAGAGTTACAAGTGTTTTAAGTGGATGTTTAGAAACTTGTGCTTGTTCAAACACGGGTGTGACCAATTCAAGATGTGTTGAAGTATATGAACCTTTGGTTTATAGTCCACAACATAATACAGATTGTAATTGTGGGTGTAACGCAACCACCCAAGTTCCAAATAGTGACAAAGACCCGTTATACGATTCAATGTCAAATTCATTTTCATTGAGGTTATCAGGTGACCCTAAAAATCCAAAAGTTTGTGTTAAAGTATTAACATTTACAGGTGGATGTGTCACTACTGGTACTTGTCCAACAACAGGTATTACATATCAAACAGGATATACTATTACTGAATATTGTTCATCAAATCAAATTTTTGATTATTGTGAAAGTTTAAATTCTGATTATACAACAAAAGAACATTGGATTTTAGTAGATTGTGTGTGGGAAAGAAGTACTTATTTTGATACTTGTGATTTATATTACAGAGGAGGGTTAGGACTAATTAGTGATACAGAATATGTTGATAGTTTATCAAATAATACCGTATTATTAATCGAACCACCAATAACACATACAGGTTCAACACCTGCGGAACAAGTTGAGATAGTTAACCTAAATGAAAGATGGTTAATTGAGAGAGAAGATAGATTAGGTGTGTTAAAAATCTATATTAACGGAAGATTATTCTATGTTATTAACGGATTTGAAGAGGTAATCCCAAGAGCTCTAAATACAGAAAAAGAAAAACAATTAGGTGTTCCATTTAATATTTCTTGGGGTGGTGGAACACAAGGTTTAAGAGAGAGTTTAACTTTTACCGGATGTCCAACAACCTTAACAGGATTGACATACATGCAAGACCCTGAGGTTATGCCAAATCAAACATTGTCAGGAACTTCATTATCAGGTTTAACAACCAATATACTATTAGAACCAACTTTTGGTGGAACGTTTGATGGTGCAATTTCTCAATTCAGAATGTATACAGAACCATTAAGTTATCCTGAAGTTATACATAATTTTGATATTTTAAAAAGTCCGTTTTTACTTTTTGACTACGGATGTCCCGATTGTTCTGACGGATTAATTAACGATATTTGTTTATTAGTTTCAGGTAATAATCTTACAGTTACCTCAACTACTTTTGCCGATAGAACATTTAATTTATATTATGATGTTTCAGAATCAAATCCAAGATATTTGATTACATCAGGTCAGACATTCCCATTTACAGTTAACAATACTACAATACCTAATTGTTGTTATAATAACTTTTATTTACATTTAATTGAGGATGACCAAACTTTAATTTTAACTTGTTTTGACCCAAGTAGACCAACACCAACACCGACACCTACCGTCACACCAACACCATCAGTTACTCCAACTATTACGCCAACACCATCGGTTACTCCAACAATTTACGCGTCTCCAACACCAACAACAACACCTACTCCAACTAATACTGAAACACCAACAAATACACCAACAAATACTCCTACCGTAACCCAAACCCCTACTAATACCGCAACTGTAACTCAAACTCCAACTAATACTGTAACTCCAAGTCAAACTCCTACAAATACACCAACAGTTACACAAACTCCAACAATAACATCAACCCCAACTAACACGCCAACAGTAACTAAAACACCAACGGTAACTCCTACAGTTAGTTTAACTCCATCACCATCACCTGCGGAACCTTTAAATATGTATGTGATTGGTAATGAAAAGAATGGTGACTGTTCAGTATCAAGTATGGTTGTTCAATATAGAGATATTAATGGTAATTATGTTAGTCAAACTTTAGGTTCTCTTAGTGATATTGGTTATATGACAGTTGTGTCTTACGCGAGTTATCCGCCACGATGGATATCAGGTCCAGCATCACCTGACGGATTTGATTTAATTGATTTAGGAACTTATTCATCTACAAGTTGTTATAATTTCCAAGCGACGACTTATTGTCAAACATTACCACCTGACTTAACTTTAAATTATGTGGATTGTAATGGTGTAAATCAAACTATAGACTACGCTGGTGAAAGTCTTTACACATTCTCAGCCAGAACATTTACCGCAGAAAACAAAATACAAATTCAGAAACAAGCTTAAATTTAATTTGACTTATAATATTTGATTGGTTAAACTTACCATACAAGGTAAATTCCGACCTTAATTTCGGAAGCAAATACACCATTTTAAATTTTATGATATCAAACGAAGAAATTGAAAATTTCCTTCAGGGAAATGATGACGAAAAATATATCGTCAGTGTCGAATACGATTACGTCAAAGATTGTGTTTGGAAAATTATCGAACACCCAATTCACGGAAAACAAATTAAAAAAGATACCTTCATCCCATTTGCTTGGGTAGGTGATTTACGTGGGTTAAATTTTTATAAATCCTCAAAAGCATTACAAAAAGAGGCAATGACAAAACATAAAATTGTCATTGAAAAATTAAGAACTGATGGTAACGAAAGATTAGAAAAAGGTTTAACCTTTATGGTTAAATCCTTAAACGGATATCGTTCTCTCATCCAATTTTTTAGAGATGGTGGTGTTGACCCATGGGGTGAAACAACAAAAGGTTTAGTATTAATATTACCACCTGTTGAACAATTCTTGGTTACAAAAGAAAAACGATTATTCAAGGGATTTGACGATTACAACAGTATTACGAGGTTTGTATTTGACTTAGAGACGACCGCATTAGAACCAAAGGATGGTCGTATATTCATGATAGGAATGAAAACCAATAAAGGTTTTAGTCAGGTAATTGAGTGTTCAACTGAAGAACAAGAAAGAGAAGGTATTATTAAATTTTTTAATACCATAGATGAACTTAAACCAAGTATCATCGCGTCTTATAACGGATTTAACTTTGACTGGTTTTGGTTATTTGAAAGAGCCAAAGCTTTAAAGTTGGATATTAAGAAAGTTGCCAAAACTCTTAATCCAATCAATCCAATTAAACAATCTGAAAGTTTATTAAAACTTGCAAATGAGGTTGAGAGATTTAATCAGACATCTATGTGGGGTTATAACGTTGTTGATACGTTACACGCAGTTAGAAGAGCTCAGGCAATCAACTCATCTATCAAATCTGCGGGTTTGAAATATATTACCCAATACATTAAGGCTGAAGCACCTGACCGTGTTTATATTGACCACACAGATATTGGTCCATTTTATGCAAAGAAAGAAGAGTTTTGGTTAAACATTCAAAACGGAAAATATAAAAAAGTGGGGGTTGACCCAAAGATTGACGAAGCGTGTTCTAAACATTCAAACATATATATCAAAACAACAGGTGATGATTTGGTTGAACGATATCTTGACGATGACTTGGAGGAAACTTTAACGGTTGATGAAGAATTCAATCAGGGTTCATTCTTACTTGCATCTTTGGTTCCAACAACATATGAAAGGGTTTCTACAATGGGAACTGCAACATTATGGGAAATCCAAATGAGAGCATGGTCTTATAAACACATGTTGGCTATTTATCCGTCAATACAACTTGTTCACGATGTATTCCCAACTTGTGATATTACAGGAGCAATGAAAGGAATGTTAAATTACTTCCGTAATACTCGTATCAAGTATAAAAACTTGGCGAAAGAATATCAGGATATTGATAAAAAACAAGCAACATCTTACGACAGAAAACAATTACCAATTAAGATTTTCATCAACTCAATGTTCGGAGCGTTATCCGCTCCACAAGTATATCACTGGGGTGACATGTATATGGGTGAACAGATTACCTGTACAGGACGACAATACCTTCGTCAGATGTTACGTTTCTTTATGAAACGAGGATATACCCCACTTGTATGTGATACGGATGGTATGAATTTCTCGTTACCTGAAGGTGGTGTTGATGATAGAAGATACATCGGTAAGGGTAAAAATTGGTTAGTTAAAGAAGGTAAAGAATACACAGGTTACGACGCTGATGTTGCCGAGTTTAACGATATGTTTATGAAAGGGGCTATGGGACTTGATTGTGATGGAACTTGGAAATCCTGTATGAACATTGCTCGTAAGAACTACGCAACAATGGAACATAATGGTAAGATTAAACTCACAGGTAACTCAATCAAGAGTAAGAAATTACCACTTTACATTGAGGACTTTTTGGATAAAGGAATTAAGATGTTGTTAGAAGGTAATGGACAAGCATTTGTTGAGTGGTATTATGAATATTTAGAAGTAATCTTTAACCAACAAATTCCTTTAATGAAGATTGCCCAAAGAGCGAAAGTTAAATTATCAATTGATGATTATAACAAACGTTCAAAGGAAAAGACCAAGGCCGGTAATGAAATGTCTCGTATGGCTCATATGGAATTGGCAATGAGAGATGGAATTGCGGTTAGTTTAGGTGATGTGATATTCTATGTGAACAATGGTGTGAAAGCATCACATGGTGACGTTCAAAAGGTTAATAAACCTAAAAAAGGATGGTCACAATCTGATTTGGATAATATGATGGAAGGATATGGTAAAATACCTCGTGAAATGGTTGAATCGTATGTAAAACTTAATTGTTATCGTCTTGACCCATCTGAATTGGAATCAAATCCTGATATGACAGGTGAATATAACGTAGCTAGAGCGATTGTTACATTTAATAAAAGAATTGAACCTTTGTTAATTGTGTTTAATGAAGAAGTTAGAAATAATCTAATTGTTACCGACCCTAAAGACAGAGCTTTATTTACCAAAGAACAATGTAAACTAATTAATGGTGTTCCTTTTGAACCTGCCGACCAAGATAGTATTGAAGATTTGTTAACTATTACAGACCAAGAAATGGTGTATTGGGGTAAACGAGGAATTGACCCTGAATACATTTATGAATTAGCGGAAGAAGGATGGGAAGAAATGGTTTAATACTGTTTCAACCCGTCTGATGAAACTATAAACCAAGAACCAAATGCGTAGTATAGTTCAACACAAGCTCCCTTTTCAATATTAATTTCATTAAACTCTTCATCAATCAAACCCTCAATGGGTTTGATTTTTGTATTAGTAAGTGCTTTTACTATTACATGGTCAGTATTGTTATGATTTAAAACAATTTCAATTTCATCTAATTCTTTTGTAATTACAACACTTTCACCTTCAGTTGTATATTTTTCATCCGAAATCATACATACTTCAGAAGTTGTTAATACTTGGTTTCCGATGACTCTTCTCATCGGAATTGATTTTTGAACACTCATAAATTAAATAACATACATATTTCTTGGGAACGCTCTAAACTTCATTTGTTTGTTTAGATTTTCAGCAATTAATGCTTCTCGTTCCATTATTTTTTCAGGACGTAATCTTGTCAATCTACCGTCGGCACCAATTAATTCTTCAATAAGTTTTGTTTTTTCATCTTTACCCTCAGTTGCCAATGAAGCGTAATCCATTGTTAATTCAGAATCAGGTGTTTTTAAGTTTCCTGAGTATTTTCCTCTTACTTTGGCTAATGTTTCTTTACATCCTGCTACAAAATATCTTCTAACCCATTGTTGTGCCGGTTCATTTAAATCCGCCCATGCAATTGAGTTCATAGGTACATCTGAAGGTAGTTTAATAATATCAGGATTTGCGGCCAAACAAGCGTCTCTATCCTCAGGGCCAACATCATAATACCAATACCAAACTTGTGAATTTCTTAATGATGAGTTACCGAAGTCAAATTTACCACCAGGTGTTTGCATCAAATGAATTGCCTTTTTACCATTAGGTAAACCTGTTATTCTATAAGTTAAATCACCTGCAATAATTCTTCTTTGAATATTAATTTCTTGTAATCTTAACAACATATCAAACGCTGGCATCATAAAGTATGAACCAGTATAACCCATTTGAGAATAACCTGCTGGCCCTGCCATACCATATCCACCTAACGCACCAAAACTCCATGGGTCAAATAATACATTATTAAGAGCGGTTGGTGTAAACCATAATAATTCATTAATTTCACGACCTGCTGGAATTTCATAAATTTGTTGATTTGGAACTAATGTGATATAATCTTTTTTAAGAACCCAATCCCCAAGAGGTGATGATTGTAACCCAACTATTTTGGAATAAGCCTGAGCATATCTATTTTCAAAATCCAAACTTTTTGTTACAAAAGCTCTTGATAAAGATTGTGTGTCTAAATTTAGATTATTTAATGATGTCCATTGTGATTCAATTAACCAATCTTGTACATACTGAGCATAATCTCCGATAGAAAATTCTAAGATTGAGTCCATTTGTTCATCTTCTAATTCAATTGAACGAATTGGTGCACCTAATACGTGTCTAACTTTTGTGTATAGTTGACTTCTGTAAGGTTCTGCGATTATTGTATTCATGAAATGATATTTTTATATAAATATCAATTCAGAGTATAAATTAAATCTTGTGTTGGAATTTTAAACATACTTGAACTAAAAGCAACAGTTTTGTTTTTAAAAATGTAAACTTCTTTATTAAGATTTGAGAAAATTAACAAGTCGGTATTGAATTTTTTAACAAACCCTTTGATTTTGATATGATAGAAACCTTCAATTACTTCCATACTTAAAATTGGTTTTACTTGAGCGTTTTGTATTTTGTTATCAAAATTTACTGTTAAATCAGTTCCTGCAAAATCTTCTTTTGAACCTAAACTACCTACTACAGTAGCAGTTCCTTCACCAAATTCTTGATTGATTTTTTTTGCAACATACTCTTCAAGTTGACCACCTTTGTCATGTGTTCTTTTTAAAAGTTTCATAATTTTATCAAGAGTTTTAGACCCTTTAAAAATTCTTTCACCAAAAAAACCCAAATACTCACAAAATTTG